CTTTCTCTATGAACTCTGTCAATCCATTTCGCATCTACATCTTTTTGTGATGGTCTAGTTTGCGAACAATGAATAACAATGTATTTAGTTTCTTGTCTTGCCATTTTGTTTTTCCTTTATTTCTTTGAGCCAACTTTTTGGAAATGTTTCCTTAGTTGATTGAATACAATGATATGGAAAAGAATTTAGGTCACACCACTTGCCATAAGTAGTTTGACTTTTCTTACCAATCTTTGTTTTTGAATTTGAAAAGACAAACCTTATATCCAATTCAGGATTTTGCTTTTTAATCAGCTTCATCTTTTTTCTGTCAGCACTATTAAAAGCACCTTTA